GCCCTAGACCGTCTTCACTCAATGTCATTGTGCCCGCCGTGGTACGGCCCAGCACCTGATTCATATCGTGATTGAACAGCCCGCGGACATCCTGCCGCGCTTCGATTGCGTTACTGAATGCCCCTGGCATGATCCGTTCAACGTAATCATCCATTAATTCGAATTCTGTGCCTGGGTCGTCTGCACGATAGAACACAGCGGCATAACCGGTGATGACCGGCTGGCCGTTCTCGCTGCGCACTTCAACGGGTAGCTGGTTCGGAAATCGCTTTTTCATTGGTCGTCATCCTTTTCAACGTCTTTCAGAATTAGTTCGGGCAGGTCCACGCGCAGACTGGCCGCGTTATCCACAACGGTTGCTTTGATGTCATCCTGGCCGGTGGATTCCAGCAGCTTGTCCAACTGCCGGTGCAGCCGGCTGTACAGTGCTTCCATAATTCGGCTGGTAGTTTCCAGCACGTCGGTGCGTCTGACAGCACAATAGGCCATCACCGCGGTATACAGGTCGCATTGCACCGTTTCCATTGTGTCGCTGTCCAGGCTGCCATCCACCCAGCTGCAAAACCTGCTGGCTGTCTTGCGTTTGACGGCCCGCGTGACAACGCCCAGCAGCCCACCTACGGCATCATCGATAGCGTCTAGCATGACATAGCGCGTAGCGTCCCGGCTGGCTGAATCGTCGCCCTGGGCTTCGTCGTCCCCCGCCACTGTCATATTGAGCGGCCGCAGGTAAACTCCGCCGCGGCCGTCGGGCCGTGGGTTCATATTTTGCATAGCTCGGAATTCGTCAGGGCTTAGAACGCCCATTTCTATTCCCATACGGCCAACCTGGTATTTGGTCAGGGTGTCCGCCTGGATCAGTGCGTCGATATTGTGTTCTACAAAATGGCTGCCCGCGTCCTGTTCCGGTGTCGTTAACAGTTTCATCCAGCATTCCGCCTGGATCGTGTGCAGCCAGGGCGACAAACAGCTATCCAGGTAGCTGCGGTTTTCCTGTTCTAAACTGCTGTAACTGGTCCGGCTGTCGTCGCCTAGCTTGTGCGGCGGCAGATTGTACCAGCGGGCAATGTCTTTTACCTGTTCGCTGCGGGCCGCCACCATTTGAGCTTCTTGCGCATTGAACTGGCCGGCGTGGAATTTGGACCCCTCGCGCAGAATGACGGTTTTGAATGCGTTGTCTACCGCTTCGTAGGTCTTGCGGAATCCCTGTTCCAGATTGTCGGCTGCTACTTTTGTCATGCCTGGCGGCACTTCCAGAATTCCGCCAATGCGGGCACCGTGTTGGAAAAACCGGCTGGCAAACTTATTCTGTGCCAGGCCCAGTGCCAGACTGTTGCGGGCAACGCTGACCAGTTCACAGTCTGCATCACCGCGGATGCTGATATGTTCCAGGTGCATTACCTGGCTGCCGAAGAATGTAACCAGTTCGCCGCCGATTTCAGAAACGTAGAACATACTGCCATCGTCGCGTATCTGCGGCTGTGTCCGGTCAGGTAGCAGCGGATATAGGCCCAACGCCTTGCCGTTCGGGTCGCGGTCAATCAAAGCGTATGCGTTGCCGTACAGCAGCGCGTGCGTCATCAAACGCCGCCAGAACTTGAACGCGGACATATGCGGGTTGGACTTCCACCTAATCAGGTTCTGGGCTACATGCCCGCGGTCCACTTCCCGGCCGCGTTCGCCCAGGTCAGGCCGACGGCGGTAGACGTTGATTGGCAGCTTGGCAACGTCGCCCGATATCAGGCTTACCGCCTGCCAGACGGGTGCCAGGCTTAATGCCTTCTTGCTGTTCACAGCTTCGCCGGTGTCGGCCAGGTCACTACCAAATACTTCGTTCCATACTTCAGGGCTGCCCAGGGGAATGTTTGGATTCTCCATACTGCGGGCTTCGTCGCCTGTATCGATCATGTTTACCATTAGAACAGTTCCAGGGTGTTGTCTTCGTAATAGTCATAAACTGGTGGAGCTTCGGCCTGCGCGCGGCCTAGTGCCATGATCGCGGCCACAATGCCGTCAATCTTTTTCGGGTCGTCGTGAACAGGCTTGACGGGCCGCTTGTTCGCGTTGTTGTCCTGCTTTACCTGGACGTGCCCGGCTTGCCAATCTAGTACCGGATGCCCTGGGTGCCGCAGGTGCTTGCCGATAACCAGCCGCTCGAATTCCGCCGTGGGGCCGGCAAACATCATGATGGTCTGCCGGAATGCTTCGCGCGGTATACCGTTGTTCGCTTCTAGCCGCTGTGTCAGTTCTTCGGCGTAGGTCGGATCGAAAACCAGCCCCTGTACGTTGAACAGGCCGGCCAGGTCAATAATCCGCTGTTCCACATAGGAATAATCAACGACGTTGCCTGGCGTCAATTCCAGATAGCCGCCGGCGGACCAGTCCAGGTACGATGCCAGATGACTATTCGCTTTGGCCGTTTCTTCGGGCAGCCAGAAATACGGCAGAACGGTATACGTCTCGCCGTCGTCACCCGGGAAGACACAAACGGCCGCTGTCATATCGCGCGTACGTGACAGGTCCAGCCCGATGAAGCAGTCCCGGCCGGCCATTTCATCCTCGGTGATGTCGGCCTGGCATTCTTTCCAATCTGCCTTGCGCAGCCAGATATTTTGCGCACTGGTCCACATGTTCAAACGGTACATTTTCCACGTCTGGAAGTCTGTCAGGCTACGCTGTGCCCGTTGGTAGCTTTGTTCAAATTCGCCCTGCTTGATTGTCACGCCCCACGATGGATTGGCAGCTTTCCAGATTTCAATATCACCACAATCCGCGTCTGTTGTCGCCTGCGGTGCAGAATATTCAACCGCCAAGAATGAATCGTCGTGGATCATCCCTTCATTGACGGCCCGCCCATAGTCCCACTGGCGTTTACCGTAGCCCTGCGGATTGTTGCCCGCGGTGCTTACTTCAAACTGGATAGGTTCAGCCCTGGACGCGCCCATGTATTCAAGTACGGACGCCAGCCGGCTGTCGACGACGTGCGTTTCGTCAATGATGACGCTGCCGTTAAGCCCTTCTTGCCCTTTGATATTATCACCGCGCAGTATGCTGTACGTGCTTCGCGTCGGTGTATGGGCTATCACGCCGCTGGTGTTGTTGATCTTGCATTCAGACGCCAGGGCAGGCGACATTTCAACCATCGCTTTTGCGTGCGCGTGAACAATGCCGGCCTGCTTGCCGTCCTTCGCCGCGCTGAATACCTTTTGCCCGCGTTCGCCGTCGGCGGTCATCAGGTAAAGGCCAACCATGGCGGCCAGGGGTGACTTCCCACTCTTTTTTGGCACCCACAGGCTACAGCGGGTGAAACGCCGAACTTCCCGGTTCCAGTCATCGCTAAACTTTACCCAGCCGAACAGCCGCATAAGCAGGTCATGCTGCCAGTCCATCAGCTCCACCCGCTGGCCGGCGTATTCGCCTTCGTATAGCCGCAGGTGCTGCTGGCAAAAGTCGATAATATGCTGGCCGCGGGTTTCATCCATCCGGCAGCCATTCACTACGGCCCGTTCGTCCGCGTCGTTCAGCGTCCAGCGTGCTGTTGGCTTATCAGCCATTGCCACGCTCCCGTCTGGATATGCCGTCGACCTGGACGGGTTCGGACGATACCAGCTTTGTCCTGCCCACTGGCCCGAAGTACAGCACTTTGGATAGTGCAACGTAGTTCCGGGTGGCGCGTTCCATTTCCACGGCGTCGTCGGCATCTGCCGCAGCTGCCCAGCGGACCCACCAGTTCAATGCCTGGTGCAATAACCCCGTATCGGCTTTGGTGTAGATGCCAGCTGGCAGGCTGTCCACGGACCAGGCCCACCATTGCGCGCCGGCTTCGCTCATGTTGGCTGGTGGTTCAGGCTTTCCGCTGGCTATCGCTATAACGTCATCCACGCGCCGGCCGTGCTTGTCGGGCTTGTAGTTGCCTAGCAGCTTCAGCTGCACCGTGGGCACGGTGTGGCGCTTCACCTGCGTTGCTGGCGATGCGTGCCGGCCGCTGCCTACTCCGCCCATAGGTTCACCCTCTCAATATGCTGTGAAAAACTGCGCGCCTGAGTGTGCGTTCTTCTGTTGGTCCAGTTCCTAACATTTACACCCCCCCGCCCCCTACTGCCCGCGTGCGCTCTTTTTGTTGTGACACCAGACGCACAGCGGCTGCCAGTTGCCTGCATCCCAAAACTTTTCGATGTCATCACGATGCGGAATGATGTGATCCACAACAGTTGCCTGCCTTGTCTTCCCCTGTGTACTGCACGCTTTGCATAGTGGATTGGCTCGAAGGTAGACCAGCCTGGCACGCTGCCACCTACGTCCATAGCCGCGCCTGGCTGGGCTGACGCGGTGCTTCTGGCTGTATCGAACGCACTTACAGTTAGGCTTCTTGCACTTGCTGCATAGATAGTTCGCGGCCATCGGCATACTGCTATTGTTGCTATTCAGTGCAGTTCATCAACAATGAAATGCAATGGGGACCGCATATCGCGCTAGGTGCTAACGCTTGAACGTCCTCGTCATCGGTGATACCCATTGCCCTGCCATGCTGCCTGGCTATGTACAGTTCCTGGTAGCCATGCAGAAACGCTGGAAGTGCCGCAAAGTCATACACATCGGCGACGTGGTGGATTGGTCCAGTATCAGCTACCACGAACGCAACCCCGCCCTGCCTGCTGCTGGCGATGAATACCATAAGGCGATGGCCCAGGTGCAGCAGCTGTACGCCGCATTCCCCCGCTGTACCGTACTGACAGGCAATCACGACGACCTGCCAGCACGCCAGGCCCGCAGTAGTGGCATACCTGTTGACCTGTTGCGTTCATACGCTCGCATATGGGAAACGCCGAAGTGGCAATGGCTGCCCCGCTATGCAACCTACGTATACGACGGTGTAACGTATGCCCACGGTGACAGGGGTAAAGGCGGGCAACAGGCAGCACTGAAGAATGCTAAGGAAAACTTCACGCCCTGGGTGCAGGGCCATCTGCATAGTCAGGCAGGGTGCAGCTACTATGCGAACCAAGATGCCATCGTGTTCGGCCTATCAACTGGCTGTGGCGTGGATCATGACACAATGGCAATGGAATATGGTAAGAAGTTTACCGCTAAGCCTGTCATCGGTTGCGGTGTCGTACTGGGTGGCCGGCAGGCATTGTTTGAACCGATGCCGCTGTCATGATCGGTAGCGTTCTACTCAGTAAACTCAGACGGCTTATATTCCAGCGTTCTGCCGAAATGTTTAAACGTCCAGCCACCTGCGCCCATTGCCTGCACTATCCCCGGCACGCTGTGTTCCTTGGCAACGAACAGCGTTATTGTGGGATTTCTTAACCCGTTATCATTTACAATTTCCGGGTCCGGCTTCATCTGTTTGACTTTTGAAAAAGTCATTACAAACAACATATCGACATCGTGAATATCCATTATAGCCGGCCCATTTCATCAATGAATGCGGCTATATCGTCTAGCTGCATTGTCACCAGCCAGGGCTGCCGGCTGCCACGATGCACGACAATGGCAGGGTTGTAATCCCCTGCATCGCTGCTGGCCCGATGACACCACGCTATCAGCTGATTGACGCTGTACCGTTCGCGGCGTTTGACTTCTACCACCAGGTTCATCGGCTTATCGTGCGTGTCGTATACGATAACGTCACCAGGCCCGCTGCCCATTCCGCTGTACTGCTGTGACCGTTCGGCCTTGGTTTGCAGCAGCCGGCGCAGCCTGTCGGCTACTTCTAGTTCAGCGTCCTTGCCTTTGCGTCTGCCGTTTGTCATTCCGGCCACCCATTTTGAGCAACGCGTACTTCCCTGCCGTGGGCCAGTTCGATCATCATCAACGCCGCCTGTTCGATTTCCGTATTGATACGTTGTTTCACCGTGCCACTGGTAGCTGCTTGCAGCCAGAATTCATCATGCCCAACTTCGTGTTTCATGTTTTCCAGTGTTATGAATAATTCCCACAACGTCACCTGGACACCCTCAACGCGCTGCTGTGTTACTACCTTTTCCACGCTTATCATCATTCCGCCCCCCCTTTAATTTAGTTCCGGGTCGCCCTGGCCGAACAGGTCCGGCCCTTTGCCTTGTTTCTTCCGCCACCAGAATGCAACGTGCAGCCAGTATTTGACGAATCCCACCCGCTCCATTCCCATGCCGGCCGCCATTGCTTCCAGGTGCAGCAGGTTCTCACATGCGTTGCCTATGATGCGGACCCTGTTACGATGCCCCGGCTTGATTAGTCGCAGTTTCATAATTAGCCGCCTTCTAAAACAATACCTTTTGGTCAAAGCGTTTCATTGCCAGCTGGATGTATTCTTCTGACAGTTCAATGCCGATGAACTTACAGCTGTGCCGCAGGGCAACGTCGCCAGTTGTGCCGCTACCCATGAACGGGTCCAGTACGGTGCCGCCTTCTGGGCATCCCGCCTTTATACAGGGCTGTACCAGTGCCGGCGGAAACGTGGCGAAGTGTGCCCCTGGATAGGGTGCCGTCGGAATCGTCCATACGCTACGCCGGTTGCGGCCACCAACGCCGCAGAATTTGCCGTTGTGCGCAGAATCTTGACGATTACCTAGCACGGCAGTATTTTCGTGGTCATGCCACGAATACCCGTCTCCACCTTGCCGCAAGCCGGCCGTGGTCGGTTTCTCCCTTACCGCGTCAGCGTCGTAGTAATACCTGGCCGCTTTGGTCATTAG